TCTGGAGAAGTTCCGCTGTGAAGCAGATGGGATCTTTCAATTTGCCTTAGAAGGACTGCGGCGGCTGATGCAGAATCATTTTCATTTTTCAGAAACACAGGCAAATGCACAGGAACTTCAGAAATACCGGGAGGACAGCAACAGTGTGCTGGCGTTTGTTCGGGACTGCTGTACTTTGCAAATGGATGCAGAAGTGGGAAGAATGGAGTTCTTTGCACGGTATAAAGCATACTGTGACAGCTGCGGCATGGCTCCATACAGTCAGCAGAATTTCAACAACGAACTGGAAGCAAATTTTCCCACGGTCGTGAAAGCAGCAGACAGAACCGGAAAACGGAGGACATGGAGAGGCATCAGCTTTTCAGAAAGCCATGTGTAGCTTGCCAGGGGAGAGGTCTGCACAGCGTTCTGACAGGGTTTACAGGCTTTGCAGGGAATTCCCGTAATCTTTTATATATTTCCTATTTTATATCCCCATATATTTTCTCATTTTTTATGAGTATAATAGAAATTTCCCTGTAAAATCAGTAAAGAGGTAAGAGGTGAGCAGTTTGAAAGAAGCGGATATCGTAAGGACGATTTTGAGGTATCTGAAAACCGTGCCGAATTGTTTTTGCTGGAAGGAGCATGGCGGGATGTATGGAACGGCAGGAATCCCCGATGTGATCGCCTGCATTGGCGGCAGGTTCTTTGCCTTTGAAGTAAAAACGGAGAAAGGGAAAGCAACTGCTTTGCAGGAATTGGTTCTTCGCAAAATACAAAAATGCGGCGGAAACGCTGCCATCGTCCGTTCTGTGGAGGAGGTAAAAAGAATGCTGGAGGAGATCACGGCATGACAGCAAAAGAATACATGAAACAGGTACAAAGACTTCTTAGAAGGATTGACCGAAAACAAAAGGAAGCAGATGCTCTTCGTCAGAAACTTTCTTTTCCCAAATCACCTGCCTATTCTGATTTGCCCAAACCCGTATCGCCGGAATCTCACACTGTGGAAAGCGGCGTTTCTCAGATCTTATCCTTGGAGGAAGAAGTAAAGACTGCAAAAAAGGAACTGGAAGCTCTGAAAGCAGTTTTTGATACTGCGATAAAAGCTGTCACAGATACGGAGCATCATGATATTCTGGCAAAGCGTTATCTGGAATTCAAGGACTGGAATCAGATCGCAGAAGAAATGGGATACAGTAAACCTTCCTGTTATCGTTTGCACCGGGAAGCCTTGACAGGGATGAAAAGTTGATAGTTCATGATAGTTCATAACACTTGATGATAGTTTGCATATGTGGTATACTGTAAAATAGGAAAACAGGAGAAAGCGAAACAGCCTTTGCGGAAGAAATTCTGCGAGGGCTGTTTTTCGTGTCCATAAAGGAGAATCGATATGCTTGCAAAAGAAGTTTTAAGAAACAGTATGGATCTAAACAGACGCATCAAGGAACAGAGTGTGATTTATCAGGATTGGAAAGCTATGGCGATGGAAATCGATGAAGATGAAATACATGAGATCGTGGAGGCAGCGTGGGACGATCTGATTGCATCAATTCGGTTGAAACGGAAGCTGGAAGAACTTATCATGGCAAATCACAATGCCGACCAGCGTGAGATCCTTCGTTTGCGGTATCTTTACGCTGCAACATGGGATGCCATTGCAGATGAACTGAATGACAGCGTTGCCTGGGTGAAGGAACAATACCAAAAAGCATTGAAAAAACTCTCTGCAGAAACCACAGAGAGTTGCAAAGGCTGTGACTGCTGTGCCGAAGAAATGTAAGAAGCCCTGCAAGCACCCAGGCTGTCCCAATCTGACAGACGGCTTGTACTGTGCAGAGCATCAGCCCTTGCACCCAGACCGACCGTCTGCCGCCAAGCGTGGATACGGCAGCAGATGGCAGCGACTCAGCAAGGCGTACCTCCGCCGGCATCCCTTGTGTGTGCGGTGCAAAGCACAGGGACGGTTCACAGCAGCAACTGTGGTCGACCATGTCATTCCTCACCGTGGTGATCCGCATCTGATGTGGGATGAAAACAATTGGCAGGCTCTTTGCAAGTCCTGCCATGACCGCAAGACATGGACGGAAGACCGAAATCCCGTCTATCGGTATTGATTGTGTCTGAAATGCTGCCGGTGGGGGGATAAAAATCTCTAATTGTGAATTTTTTACAGACCGGCGTTCCCTCTCACGCACGAAAACCAAGGTTCAAACGGGGGATTAACCCAAAAATATGCAAACAAGCCGAAACCTACGCAGTTTCGGCTGTTTTTCTCTCAAAAGGCAGGTGAAATCAGATGGCAAAGGACGGCACAAGAAGAGGCGGCAGACGAGTTCGTGCAGGCGATAAGCCGAAAGCCCTCTCCGACAAAATTGCAGAGGGCAAGGATGCAGATGTTATAGAATTTCATGCTCCGGAATTGGATGCAGCTGATCTGGACGATGCCGCTGATTTGACCGGTGCGGATATGCCAAGCCCCAGTGCATACTTGTCTGCCCAGCAGAAGAACGGAAAACCGCTGGGAGCAGACATTGTGTACAAAGAAACGTGGCTCTGGCTGAAACAGCGTGGCTGTGAAAAGCACGTCAACAAACGGCTGCTGGAAAGCTACTCGCAGGCATTCGCCCGATTTGTACAGTGTGAAGAAGCCCTCAGTACCTATGGACTGCTGGGAAAGCACCCGACCACGGGCGGTGTTATTGCTTCCCCGTTTGTGCAGATGAGCCAGACATTTCAGAAACAGGCAAATTTGCTCTGGTATGAGATTTTCGATATTGTGAAACAGAACTGTACGACCAAATTTGACGGCACACCGCAGGATGATTTGATGGAACAGCTTCTGAGCAACAGAAAGTGAGAAATACATGAAAGCAGATACCCAGTTCTGGCGAGATTTGAAAGCCAATCGTCAGAAGATGACCAAGCAGCAATACAGGACCATAAAAGGGTGCGGGTTGCCAGTGGCAACCTCTCGCAAAGCGAGAAGCACCGACCGAGGCGACAGCCGAGACCTGGCGGTCAGCGGAAAAGTACTGGACGCCAGAAAAGGTTTACAGAAAGTTTTGAAGCGGAGGAATGGAGTATGACCACAACCAAAGAATTTCAGCTTGTTGATATCAACAAGTTAGTACCCTATGCCAACAACGCCAGAACGCACAACAAGGAACAGATCCTGAAACTTCGCTCTTCCCTTCGTGAGTTTGGATTTGTCAATCCAGTCATTATCGACCGGGAATACAATGTACTCGCTGGACATGGACGCATCATGGCGGCAAAGGAAGAAGGCATTACAGAAGTGCCATGTGTATTTGCCGACCATCTGACGGAAGCACAGAAGAAAGCGTACATTCTTGCTGACAACCGGATGGCATTGGATGCAGGCTGGGACGAAGAACTGCTGTCTGTAGAAATGCAGGAGTTGCAGGAACTCGGCTTCGACCTTTCCATGACCGGATTTGATGAAAAGGAACTGACAGATCTGCTGGGTGCGGATGCAGATGGCGAGGCAAAAGAGGATGACTTCGACCTGTCCGCTGCCTTAGAAAAGGCAGCTTTTGTCCAGCGTGGCGATATTTGGACAGTTGGCAGACACAAGCTGATGTGCGGTGATGCCACATCTGCGGAAGATGTATCTGCTCTCATGGGTGACACCAAGGCAAATCTCATTCTGACCGATCCCCCATATGGAGTTTCGTTTAAGAGTGCCAGCGGACTTACCATACAGAATGACAGCATGAAGAACGAGGAGTTTTATACATTCCTGCTGTCCTCCTTTCAGCGAATGGCGGAGCATCTTGAAAAAGGCGGTTCTGCCTATGTATTCCATGCAGATACCGAAGGGTTGAATTTCAGAAAAGCATTCATTGATGCCGGATTTCATCTTGCAGGCTGCTGCATCTGGGTAAAAGACAGCCTTGTGCTGGGACGCTCGGATTATCAGTGGCAGCACGAACCTGTGCTGTATGGCTTTATGCAGAACGGCAAGCATCACTGGTATTCCGATCGTAAGCAGACGACCATCTGGCATTTCGACAAGCCGAAACGAAATGCAAATCACCCCACCTCCAAGCCGCTGGACTTGCTTGGCTATCCCATCGGCAATTCTACGCAGGAAAATGGCGTGGTAATGGATACCTTTGGCGGCAGTGGCTCTACCCTTATGGCGTGTGAGCATATGAACCGCATCTGCTACACCATGGAATTGGATGAAAAATATGCCTCGGTGATTCTTCGCCGGTATGTGGAAGATACGGGAAATGCCGATGGTGTATATGTTGTGCGGGATAGGAAGCAGATTGCTTATGCGGAATTGGTAAAGGAATTGGAATTGAACTGAATTCAGTCTATTGCCAAAAAGCAGAAGAACGGATCGCATCTGTCTGATTCTCACAAATGACAGTCGAAACATTCTACACATCTCACAGTTGCTATCTGTGGGAAACAGAGTTAATATGTGTCATGGCGAAAGCAAAAGCGCCGAAAGAAAGGAGTTTTTCACATGACCATTACTTATCACAGTCAAAATCGAAAGGAACTGGTGAAAGCCATCAGTGAGATTATCGGCATTCCGGCAGTATATCAATTCATGCCCACCTGTGCCTACCAAATCGGTGAATGCTACACCGTTACCAAGTCCGGTGATCTGGAAATCAGTGACCAAGCCGACCGTAAGGAAACAGAACGGCTTCTTGCCGAACTGGAGAATCAGGGCTATGCTGTTCCGGACACATCAGAACTGGAATCTAAAGGCTTGACTGTGCAGATGCCAGCTGATTTCTTCACGGAGCATACACTGGGCAATCTCCGGCAGATCTGCGAAAACAAGGCTGCCCTTTTTCAGACTGCTTTTCAAACCGATTCACTGGACATCATTCCATCGGATGAAAAGGTGGAATTTCCGTGGTTCATGGTCGAACAGGACGGTGATGCAGATGCCTACTGCACTTTCATTTCCATGCTCTGCGAATTTGCCAAGAATCAGAGCCGCATCAACCGCAAGCCGGACACCTCCGACAATCCCAAGTACACCATGCGGTGTTTCCTAATTCGTCTGGGAATGGTGGGAGCAGAATTCAAGGCAGCAAGAAAAGTCATTCTTCGGCATCTGTCCGGCAATTCCGCATTCAGAAAGGTTGGTGATACGGATGCAGTTTCCGAGTGAATCATATCTGGAACAGCTGCGAAAAAAGTACCCTGTCGGAACGAAATTACAGCTGATTTCTATGCGAAATGAAAAATATCCAGTTCTTCCCGGAACAGTCGGCGAGGTCACGCATATTGACGATGCGGGCAGCATTCATATGCGGTGGGAGAATGGTTCTTCCCTTGCTCTGATTCCCGAAATCGATAGTTTCCAGATCGTATCCGAGGCAAAAAAATAAGGCGGTACCTCCTCCATTGTACAGTATGTTACCATACAATCGCAAGGATTGCAAGCGTGTATTCTACACAATCTTTTGCCCTCATTTTCTGTAGATTTAGCCACTTGCTATCTCCTCCGTTTAGAGTTAATATGGTTACAACGAAAGGAAAAAAAGCCCGAAATTACGGAGGAAAACATTATGAACGCTAAAACAGAAAGACAGATTGAAAACCTGAAAAAGCAGACCATCGGCGTGGAGATTGAGATGAACCACATCACCAGAGAACGGGCTGCCAGACTTGCCGCCGACCATTTCGGCACAGGCAGATACGAATACACCGCAAGCCGAAACGGATACAGCACCTGGTCAGCTTGGGATGCACAGGGTAGAGAATGGAAATTCCAGAAAGATGTCAGCATTGCAGGATGCGATGCTGAAAAGTGCGAACTGGTCACACCGATTCTGAAATACGAGGACATTGAAACCTTGCAGGAACTGGTCAGAAAGCTTCGCAAAGCCGGAGCAATCAGCCATGCAGGCATTGGAGCCGGGGTACACATTCACATTGGAGCAAATGGACACACACCGCAAACCTTGCGAAACCTCGCCAACCTTATGGCGAGCCATGAACGGCTAATTGCAGATGCCCTGAAAATCGACCAAGGCAGAATGAACCGATATTGCAGAACGGTCAATCCCCAATTCATCGAACAGCTGAACCAGAAAAAGCCTACCAACATGGCACAGTTTGCAGACATCTGGTATACGGCAAACGGGGCAAATTACGGCAGAAATCAGCACTACAATGACAGCCGATACCATATGCTGAACTATCACGCAACTTTTACAAAAGGCACAATTGAATTCCGGTTATTTCAATTCGACAAGCCTGCCAACGGCAGGAAAAACGGACTTCATGCCGGACAGCTGAAAAGCTACATACAACTTTGCCTTGCCCTTTCCGAAATGGCAAAGGGACTGCGAACCGCCAGCCCGAAACCACAGCAAACGGAAAACCCGAAATTCGCCATG